CATGATGATGGGCCCGAAGAGCACGGTTGCAATGATCAGGCCCATGACAAAGCCCAGCGTGATGTTCCATATAGTTTCCATTGTTCTTTCCTTCCTTATAGAAAAGCCCCTGGCGCGTAGACTCCAGATATCGGAGCAGCCAGGGGCGGGGTTCAGTTTAGCTGGCATACTCTTCAAGCCAAGTGTCATCGGCTAGAACCAGATGCCCATGGTTCATGATGTCTCGAGCGTAGGTGTCTCCCATCTCGAATTGACCATCATGCATCATGGGTGATGTGGCAGCGACGAACCATCGAGCATATGGGTCTTTACGCTCCGCAGCTGAATGCTTGTAAGTTTTTAACACGCGCCACTCCCATCCGCTTGTGTTCTTATAGATTGCGTATGGTTTCTCTTGTGATCTGGTTTTTCCAAATGAAGTTCTAGGCATTGTTCTTTCCTTTCCTAATTGAACAAGTAGAGTGTAGCCCAGATGGTACTGGGCTACAAGTGTTTTATGCAAGCTTGTCGAACTCTTCGATCAGCTGATCATACATCTTCGCAGCTTCGTCGCGTCGATCAGACATAAGCATCATCATCATGAACTCGAGCTTGAACTTGAGACGGTTGCCTGTTGATTGCTTGTCTGTTTGTGTTTCGTTTTCCATTGTTCTTTCCTTTGTTGAAGGTGGGGGACCGTGGTCCCCCTGTTGAATTATACCAGTGTGAATTTCTTAACTGATGTTTCCTTAGCGTATTTCTTCCACACTGTTGGGCGGTTCTCTTTCCACCATGCCAGCGATGGTGCGCTCATCCGAACCGTGTATGACCATGTAGCCCAGCCATTGGCTACTGATGCGACGCGCAGCGCGTCACGTTCTTTGGTGGCCGTTTTGATTTGAGCCTCGAGCTCCGCGATCCGTCCGAGTGTTTCGATCTTGTCCATCTTTCTTTCCTTTCTGAATGGGCGCTGAATTGCGCTTCCATACCAAAGGTATGGCTGATATTTCGCCCACAGTCAACAGGCAAAACGCAATTAATTACAAGTTTTATCAATTAATTTCATCCATCCGGCGCCATCTTTGGGGGTTACTCCGCCCGCCCGCGCCCGCCCGCGACGCGGGCGCCGACCCCCGCACCCCCCTTTTTGGGGGGTACTGCTGCTATATGCGACTTATATACATGGTTTTGTAAAATCATTCGGGGGTAATTTCATTGGACTTGTGTCCAGTGCACAAGTGCCGAGAAAAATCGCCCCTATATTTTCATTTGGGTTTGTTATAAACTAGGACCCATGACCGAGTACCGAGAAGCGCGGCCCGAGGATCTTGAGGCTATATTGGAGTTGTGTTGGGAGATGCACTCTGAGACTGATTACAGTAAGTTTGAGTTGGATCGAGTTCGTTCTGCTGAGTTTGTTGGTCGAGTGATGGATGATGGTTATGCTGGTATTGCGGTTGATGGTGGAGATGTTGTTGGGATTTTTTTGGGTGGTGTGATGCCATTTTGGTTTTCTGAGCAGTTACAGGGTTGTGAGTTGTTGTTTTATGTTCGGGAATCTGCGCGAGGTGGATTTGTTGGAAAACGTATGGTAGAAGGGTTTAAGTCTTGGTGTGAGTCACGAGGTGCAGTACGCACTGTTTTGGCTATATCGAGTGGTGGCGACATAGATCGGAAGGGTAGATTTTTGGAGCGGATTGGATTTGAGCCTATTGGTGGCTTATATGCGAGGGATTTGGTTTAATGGGTTTTCCTGCGTTTTTAGTTGCTGCGACAGCGATTCTTAGTAGCGGTGGCGGCGGCGGCGAAGAAGAAGTTGCAGTTGCAACCGTTGAGCCGGACTCTTGGGAAACGTGGTCTGCGGACAACACCGAGGGTTCTTTTGGCGACAGGTTCAACCAGTATAAGAAGTATGTTGCCGACCACAAGGGCATGACGTTAGACGAGTTGGACTCTACGGAAACTAAGGGTGGCAACAGTCTTTGGTCGAATTATGCACCGGATCATGTTGTTTCTGATTACACGAACAGGATGCATGCTACTGAAGCGGACATGAAGAACGATGATCGTTCGTTTTACGACAGGCAACTGAGTAATGGTACGACGGATTTTGATAGTTGGTTGTCTAATCAGAACGCTGATGTAAAGAACTCTGGTTACGGGGCTCAATATCAGGCGTACAAGAACCAGACGAATGCGATATTGAATCAGCGGCCTGCTTGGATGGGTGAGGATGATTCTTCATACACGACGTTTAGTTCGTATGATCCAGGTTTGTTTGTTGCGGGTAATGATTACGGGGACTTTGCTGGTTCGTATCGGAATCAGGGCGAGGCGGATAGTAAATTTCGGAATTACTATGCGGAGCAGATTGGGAACTTTGGTTATGGTAATCTGATCCAAGACGATATGGACAACGCGGGTTATTTGTCTGCGTATAACGAGGCGAAGGCTCGGAATGACTATGGTTCGTTGATCACGGATCTTGGTTATGGGTCCACTTATGATTCAAGCATGACTTCTGGTCAGTTGCAGTCGTTATGGGCCGATGTTCAGGAGCGTGATCGTTATAAAAATCTGTTGGATGAGATGGGTTACGAGTACGATGCGTCGGATGATGCAACAAGTTTGGGTTACAACTACAATCAGGCTTTAGCGATTGAGGACACGAAGGCGAAGTTGAAGGCTGCGCAGGACGCGTATAGTGGTTTAGAGGGCACTTACAACTCCACTGTGGGTGAGATGGGCGAGTTGCAGGGCGAGTTTGATACTTTGTTCGGGGACTATGGTACGTTGACCACGGATTATGGTACGTTGCAGGGCACTTATGACGCGTTGAGTGGTCAATATGGTTCTCTTGAGGAGTTACAAGGCACGACCAAGGCGGATTTGGATGCGAAGGCTGGTGAGTATGACACGTTAAGTGGGTTGTATGACACGCTTACGTCTAATTACGGAACGATGACCACGGATTACAACACTGCGATTGGTAATTTGGGTACGTTGCAGGATAATTACGACCAGTTGGACAAGGATAAGGCTGCGTTAAAAGGGACGTATGACGAGTTATTTGGTAATTACGGTACGTTGTCCACGGACTATGACACGTTGAGCGATGATTTTGATGTGTTGACGGGTGTTCAGACGAAAACGTTGGCTGATTTGGACGCTGAACGTGGTGTTGCGGAGGGTTTACGTCGGGATGCTCGAGGTGTTCAGTCTCGTGCGTTCTTGGCTGATAACGCAGCGGACCGTGAGAAGCGGATTGCGTCTGGATTGGGCTCTATACAGGCGCCTACGCAGCCAGCTTATACGCAAGCGATGGATGCTTTGAGTGGCACGGCCCTTGATCCTGGGCAGTATAGCTTAAAGCCTATAGATTTTACGGGTGGATTTGATCCGAATGTTTTCCAGCCTACTCCGATGGGTGGTCAGATGGGTCCTGATGCGTATGGTACGACGGATTACACTGATATATTTGCGGGTCCTCAGATGGGGATGTCACAGGGTGGATTTGACTTAAATCAGTCATTTAACCCTTATTTTGATGCTTTAAACGCTGAATATGGGGTAGAAATACCCTCTGCCAGCTACGGACTTCCGGCCATAGGAGGGGTAAAATAATGAGTTTATACGACGATATAACCATGGGCCTTGGAATTAGGGAAAAGGACGACGCTTATCACGAGCGTACAGCTAGTACGATTGAGCGGACTCAAGGATCAAGTGCTGCGGACAGATATCGAGATAACAACCCGGCGTCAGACTCGGGTTCTTCAAGCGGGTCGTTGGCGCCTGCTTCTAGTCCTCGTCCTGTACTCCGTCCTGATGTTATTGAGAGAGATGCCACAGGGAAGATTACAGGTTCTAGTTACTCTGAGGGTAACAAGCCTACGTTTGAGCAGCTTTACCCAGCGGTATCTTCTGGTCGGACGGATGAATACTCTTCGGACTTTTTAACTTTACCAGCGGCAAAGCAGGAGGGCCTGTCCGCGATGCTAACGAGTGCTCCTCAGAGGGCGCTTGGGTATCTTGGTGGTGCGCGGTCGGATGATCCGATTGTTAATATTATTGACGGTAAGCCTGTGTACCGAGATTCTGAGGGTCGGACGTATTCGTATAACGCGTTGGGTATGTCATACAACACGAAGGACGAGAACACATTGGACGAAGATCCAATGCAGGTTCAGAAGCGAGAGTCGATTATGGCTGGTATGGGTGGTGGGGACGATGATTCTCCTGCCCCGATTCAGGATGCGGGGCCCGCGGATCCATGTCCTGATGGGTATGTGTACGACGAAGATCAGATGATGTGTGTGATTGATCCTGATACTGGGTTACTTCCTGATTCGCCGTCTGCTCCGACGTATGAGTTACCTGATCCGATGAACGTGACGCCGGGTGGAAACCCTGGTTACACACAACCTATAGGCAATTTTATACCAACTCCGTTACAACCCATGGCACCTAATCCGATTCAGCAGCAGTTAACGCAGATGAATCAGATGATGCGCGGCCCACAGCAGCAACAGCAGCAACAGCAGCGGTCTGGCTTGGCTGGAGCTAATACGGGGATTATGCAGGTACGTCGATGAATCTACAGGCTTTACCGGAAGACGCGTTAAAAGAGATACTGGCGTTAACGGAAGCCAAAAAGACGCTGGATTTACGGGAGGAGGCTTCCGAACGGTTTATGCCGTTTGCGCATCATGTGTATGAAAACTTCATTGAGGGTCGGCATCACCGGATTATTGCGGAAAAACTTGAACGTGTTGCACGAGGGGAGCTCAAGCGATTAATTATTAACATGCCTCCTCGGCATTCTAAGTCGGAGTTTGCAAGCTACTTGATGCCTGCTTGGTTTCTAGGTAGAAACCCGAAATTAAAAATCATTCAGGCCACGCACAATACTGAGTTGGCGGTACGGTTTGGTAGAAAAGTAAGGGATTTGATTGATGATCCAGCGTACAAAGAGGTTTTTCCAGAGACTAACCTCAAGGAAGATAACAAGGGCGCGGGTAAGTGGGGCACTGACAAGGGTGCTGAATACTTTGCGGCGGGTGTTGGAGCGGCCATTACGGGCCGTGGTGCGGATTTACTCATCATTGATGACCCGCATTCGGAACAGGATGCGTTAAGCGAGAGCGCGTTCGACAACGCGTATGAGTGGTACACATCTGGTCCACGGCAGCGTTTGCAGCCGGGGGGTTCTATTATTCTGGTTATGACTCGCTGGGGTAAGAAGGATCTTACTGGTCGTTTATTGCAGGCTCAGACTGGCGATAAGATGGCGGATCAGTGGGAGGTCGTGGAGTTTCCTGCGATTATGCCCAGCGATAAGCCGTTATGGCCGGAGTTCTGGGACAAAGATACGTTGTTGTCGATCAAGGCGTCTTTGCCTGTGGGCAAATGGAACGCGCAGTGGCAGCAGCAGCCTACTGCATCTGAGAGTGCGATTATCAAGAGAGAGTGGTGGCAGGACTGGGACAAGGAGAAGATCCCTCGTTTGGATTATGTTTTGCAGGCTTATGACACGGCGTTCTCTAAGAAGGAAACAGCGGATTACAGTGCGATCACGACTTGGGGGGTATTCAAGCCCGAGGATGGTGGTCCTGATCATATCATACTTATGGACGCCCGCAGGGGTCGTTGGAACTTTCCTGAACTAAAGGAGATTGCCTATGAGGAGCACGAATATTGGGAGCCGGATATGGTGTTGGTCGAAGCGAAAGCGACGGGAACGCCACTTATTGACGAGTTGCGGCTTCGTGGTATTCCAGCCTTGGGCTTCTCACCGGGCAAAGGTAGTGATAAGGTGACGAGAATGCACATGGTTGCGCCTCTGTTTGAAGCAGAAATGGTGTGGGCCCCTATGCACGAAAAGTTTGCTGACGAGGTCGTTGAGGAAGTAGTTTCATTTCCTAATGGCGATCATGATGACTTTTGTGATAGTATGACCCTAGCACTGATGCGTTTTCGTCAAGGCGGATTTATTTCGCTGCATGGTGAGGACGAGGGCAGCTTAGAATGGAGGCCCCGTAAGAGGGAGTATTATTAATGGCTTTACCACCTAACATGGTCGCACCGGGGCTTGACCTCGATGACACAGCGGGACTTCCAGACGTAGAGATTCCGGTAGATGAGCCGATGCAGTTCCCTGGGGGTGCAGAGGTTATTGACGACGGTCAGGGCGGCGCGATTATTCAAGCGTTGTCTGAGGCGGGGCAGTTGCCCACTCAGGAGGAGTTGATTCCGTTTGACGCGAACCTTGCGGAGTTCTTGGATGATGGGACACTGGGCGAGTTGTCGAGTGACTTGAGGGCTTTGTACGAAGAGGATTTGGATTCCAGATCTGAGTGGGAAGACACTTATGTCAAGGGTCTTGACCTACTTGGTTTGAAGAGTGAGGAGCGGACGACTCCGTTTGAGGGCGCGAGTGGCATTACGCATCCGATGGTTGCTGAGAGTGTTACTCAGTTTCAGGCTCAGGCGTATAAAGAGTTACTGCCTTCTGGTGGTCCGGTTCGCACAGGTGTGCTTGGAGCCAAGACTCCCGAGCGTGAGCAGCAGGCTACGCGTGTTAAAGATTTTATGAACTACCAGATTACTGAGGTGATGGAAGAGTACGATCCGGATATGGATCAGCTGCTGTATTATCTCCCGTTGAGTGGTTCTACCTTTAAGAAGGTTTACTTTGATCCGACCAGACAGCGGGCGGTGTCTAAGTTTATTCCGGCGCAGGATTTGGTTGTACCGTATTCGGCGTCTGATTTGATGACGGCGACTCGTGTGACGCATGTTTTACGCATGGACGAGAACGATGTTCGCAAGATGCAGGTTGCTGGGTTCTTTAAGGACATTGAGTTACAGGCGTCTGACGCGGAGCCTGACGAGGTTCGTCAGAAGATAGACGAACTGCAGGGTACATCCAAGACCTATACTGATGAAGTGTTTACTGTCCTCGAAATGCATGTCGATCTAGACATCGAAGGCTTTGAGGACATGTCTCCTGACGGAGAGCCTACGGGTATTGCTCTGCCGTACATCGTGACGATTGATGAGGGCTCCGGTGAGGTTCTTGCTATACGCCGGAACTTTGAAGAGGGC